CCCCGGCGCAGAAGGCAGACCAGTTGCCGGTTTCAAACTTGAAGAACTGAAACAAATGATAAGAGAAATGCTAGCAGAAAATGTATGAGTTTCCAGTTAGACAGAAAACAACAAGTCAAAGAAATACTCAAGTGCGGTAAAGATCCCGTTTACTTTCTAAAAACCTATGCCCGTATATCTCACCCGATGCACGGGCTTATCTTATTTGATACATATGACTTCCAAGATGTCCTGCTTCAAGACTTCAACGATCATCGTTTTAATGTTATCTTGAAAGCACGTCAGTTAGGTATTTCCACTATTACTGCTGGATACATTACTTGGCTTATGCTTTTTCACAGAGATAAGTCTATTCTTGTTATGGCTACCAAGTTTGCTACTGCTGGTAACTTGGTCAAGAAAGTCAAGAACATTATGAAGAACTTGCCGCAGTGGATTCGTATTGCTACTATCTCTGTTGATAACCGCACGTCTTTTGAGTTGTCTAATGGCTCATCTATTAAGGCGGCATCGACCTCTGGCGATGCTGGTCGTTCCGAAGCACTGTCTTTGCTCGTGCTTGATGAGGCAGCACACATTGAAGGTCTTGAAGAGTTGTGGACTGGTTTGTATCCCACGCTGTCTACTGGTGGTCGCTGCATTGCGCTTTCAACGCCAAACGGTGTTGGTAACTGGTTTCACAAAACTTGCACCGACGCAGAAGCAGGCGCTAACAATTTTCATCTAACAACGTTACCTTGGGATGTTCATCCCGACAGAGACGAGGCTTGGTATAAAAAAGAAACCAAGAACATGTCCAAGCGTCAAATAGCGCAAGAGTTAGAATGCAACTTCAATACGTCAGGCGAAACCGTCATTGACCCCGAATGCATGGAATGGCTGCTCACAAAAATCAAAGAACCAAAATACAGAACTGGCTTTGATAGAAACTTTTGGATATGGGAAGAGTTCGATCCTACTTGCAATTATCTAATGGTTGCAGACGTTGCTCGTGGTGATGGAGCAGACCACTCCACATTCCACATTGTTAAACTAGAAACGCTAGAAGTTGTCGGAGAATATCAAGGCAAACCAACGCTAGACATGTATGCTGATATATTAAATCAAGTTGGAAGAGAGTTTGGAAATGCTATGCTTGTTGTTGAGAACAATAACATCGGCTTTTCTGTCTTAACAAAATTAATTGACCACGAGTATCCAAACTTATATCACTCTATCAAGTCAACACACGAGTATATAGAACAACATCAAGCAGAGGTAAGAAACTCTGCTGTTCCGGGTTTTACTACCTCTATGAAGACCCGACCTCTTATCGTCGCGAAATTAGAGGAGTTTATCAGAAATAAACTAATTACCATATATTCTACTCGCACTATTAACGAGATGAAGACTTTTATTTGGAGGAATGGTAAACCACAAGCAATGAAAGGATACCATGATGACCTCATCATGGCTCTCGCAATTGCTTGCTGGGTTAGAGATACAGCATTACAAACAAGCGCCCGAGAATTAAATTATCAAAAGGCTTTTGCTGATGCTATAATAAGCTCGAAAACTACCATGAATACACAAGTTAAAGGTCAAACAGGCTACAAGAAAGATAACATTTTTGATAAAATGAATGAAGCTAAAAACATATACGACCAATACAGTTGGATTATAAAGTGAGAAAATAAATGGCTAATAAGTTTGATAAAAATCCAAAGAACAGACAATCGGAATTGTTCAAGTCTCTAACAAGGTTATTCTCCGGACCAATCATTAATTACCGCTCTCAGTCTGGTCGTCGTATTCGCAGACAACACCTTGACAAGTTTTCCAGCAGATTCAAGTCGGCATCTGGACAGCAGTTTAAGAAGTCGCTTTATAACCCATTAGATACAGTTGCAACAAATGCCATCGCAAACCAGCGCCGCTCCGAACGCTACGTTGACTTTGATCAAATGGAATACACACCAGAGATCGCATCGTCGCTTGATATCTATGCAGACGAGATGACGACATATTCAGATCTTCGTCCAATGCTTAACATCAAATGCCCCAACGAAGAAATAAAAGCAGTGTTGGCTATTTTGTATGAAAACATTCTTAACGTTCAATACAACTTGTTTGGTTGGTCGCGCACAATGTGCAAATATGGCGACTTCTTCTTATATCTAGACATTGATGACAAGTATGGTGTTCAGTCTGTTATCGCGTTGCCCTCATCGGAGATCGAGAGGCTTGAAGGCGGAGACGCAACAAACCCTAACTATATTCAATATCAGTGGAACTCTGCTGGTATGACTTTTGAGAACTGGCAGATCGCTCACTTCCGTATCCTTGGAAACGATAAGTATGCGCCATACGGCACTTCTATTCTTGAGCCAGCACGTCGTATTTGGCGTCAGCTTACACTTATGGAAGACGCAATGATGGCTTATCGCGTCGTCCGCTCATCAGAGCGCCGCGTATTCAAGATCGATGTTGGTGCTGTTCCTCCGCAAGATGTTGAAGGATACATGCAAAAGATCGTCTCACAACTTAAGAGAAACTCTGTTGTAGATTCTGAAACTGGTCGCGTTGACCTTCGCTACAACCCGATGTCCATCGAGGAAGACTACTTCATTCCTATTCGCGCTGGCTCTGCAACCGATATCCAAACACTTGCAGGTGCGCAAAACATCACAGCGATTGATGATGTGAAGTATCTCCGCGACAAGTTATTTTCCGCGCTAAAAATTCCCCAGTCGTATCTCACGATGGGCGAAGGCGCAACAGAAGACAAGACCACACTCGCACAAAAGGACATTCGTTTCGCAAGAACAATCCAAAGACTTCAAAGAGTTGTTATTTCAGAACTTGAAAAGGTCGGTATTATCCACCTTTATACTCTTGGTTTCCGCGGCGATGACTTGCTGTCTTTTTCGTTATCTCTCAATAACCCATCTAAGATCGCGGAACTTCAAGAGATCGAGCACTGGAAAGCAAAGTTCGACATCGCTGGTTCAGCAACAGAAGGCTACTTCTCACGCCGCTGGGTTTCAGAGAACATCTTTGGTATGAACCACGAAGAGTTCATCAGAAACCAAAGAGAAATGTACTACGACCGCAAGCACGATGCTGCGCTTCAAGTTGTTGCTGAAGCTGCTGCAACAGGCGGCGGTGGCGCTCTCGGAGGTGAACTTGGTGGTGGAGATCTCGGCGCTGAGTTAGAAGCAGACCTTGGCGGGGGACCAGAAGAAATACCAGCCGGCGAAGTTGGTGGCGGAGAAGCTCCAGCCGAAGAGCCCGCAGGTGGCGGAGAAGAGTCTCCGCTCCTCGCAGTACCTCCCGGCTCCCGTAACGCACCTAGACTGACTCCCGGTGCAAAAGGTAAAGTATACTATCCCGTGAAGACAGACTCACGCCCAGCAGGCGCTAGAAGTAGAAACTATGCGCGCATTGCTTCACCGGAAACTAACACATATAGAACCAACAATCTAGGCGCGTCAGAATTAAGATCTCTGGCGCGTGGTATTTATGAACAACAAGATTCTACTTATTCTTTGAAAGAACAAGATCAAGAAAGACAAATACTTGAAGTTAACAACACAATGCGTCAACTTGTAGATGTTTTAGAAAAAAAAGAAAATATATTAACGGAGCAAAAAAATGAAGATTAAGCACAACAAAAAGAGGAACACCGCTTTTGTTTTCGAATCATTATTAAGAGAAGCAACAGTTGCTATCATAAAAGGTGATACCGATAAGCAACATAAAGTTGTTCAGATCATCAAGAAGCACTTTACTGCTGACTCGGAGTTGAAGAAGCATCTTGAATGTTATCGTTCGCTTTATGAAAACCAAAGTTTAAATGCCCAAATAAGTGAAAAGATCCTCACCGAAGCAAAAATGGCTTCACGCTTAATCGACCCACACGGTTTGTTCAAGAAGCAAACAGAACTAATCAACGATATCAACACAACTCTTTCTCCGTCTGTGTTTTCTAACTTTGTTCCTAACTACAAGACCTTAGCAACTATCGATCAGATCTTCTGCGACAAGTTGCCGCCAAAAACACGTGTTATGTTGGAAAGCACCATTGTCGAGAATATGACGAAGAACGCTCCGGAAAACGTAGCCAACGAAGAAATTGATAACACCACGGTGTCTTGCTTTGTAGGAAAGTTTAATGAAAAATATTCAGAGACTTTATCCGAAGAGCAAAAGCAACTTTTATCTCATTACATAACTTCCTTTACAGATAACGCTGTATCGTTAAAGATGTTTTTAAACGAAGAGATCGTAAGACTTAAAAAGGTTATTACAGAGTCTTCCACAGGCGAGATGTTTACTGAAGACGCAGAGATGAAGCAAAAGGCAAGCCAAATAATTGAAAAACTTGAAGGGTTTAAGAAGGCACAAATAAACGATGATATCCTTCTGACCGTTTTAAAGACACAAGAGTTAGTAAAGGAAATGTCCAATGGCAGTAATAATTAAGATCGGAAAAGAAGCGAACGCAAAAAAAGTTCGCCTTGAAATGGACTTAAGAAAGTCCGTCAATGGTGATCTTATGATCTTTGACCACGGCGACATTGATATTGTTTTATCGCCATCAAAGAACAAAGTTGTTGTGTTTCCAAAAGAAACTATGAGCGACTTGGTTTATGGAGCACAAAACAGATTATTCGCGCACTTAAGAAAGCGCGGTATTGTTGTTGCAGAAAGCATTCAAGGCGGAGCGTTCTATGGTTCTCTTGAGGGAATGCTTGAAGAGTCTGCCGATCCTGATGCTAGTGCTGCAAAATTGGCGCTTATCAACATTCACAACTTTATCGAAGAAGAGCGTCCATACTTTGAGCAGACAGAAGCAATAGTTTCTATGGCTGATGATGAGCTACTTCATCCAGACAAGACACACTCAACAGAGTTAGGCGAGGTTCCACAAGAAGTTGAGCAAGGTTCTATCCGCCAAGGGTATGTAAGAGATCCATACTCGCTTGGTTATATGTATACTGTATAGGGAAGCGCTATGTCTGATATGAAAATGATAATGGAAAATTGGCGCCAAAGCACAATTACCGAAGATATTCAAACTGTTGGTCAGCTTTTACAGATTATTAAAACTGTTAAAAAGGATAAGGCCTTAAAAGCCGGCGGTAAGCTTGTGGCAAAATTAGCATTGCCGGGTGTGGGAGACTTAGCAGATTTTATCTCAGCCGGATTAGACGCTGCCGATTTTGGTGCGTCTTTATATGGTGGCGACTTGTCGGACAAAAAACCACCCGCGGCCCTTCAAGCGATGCAAATTGATCCAAATGTATCAAAAATAGTTGATGATGATATTGAAAAAGCATTTCTAAATTTTTTATCCGATCAATTAGAAAAAATGGATCCAAATACAAGTCTTAAAAACATTAATACAACAAGTATGTTACAAAAATTTATAGCCAGCAAATTTAACAACACAACGGTAAAAAAATGACAGAACTTATAGTGTTTATATTGTGCGCCTATGGGCTAACACAAATAATGGTGTACGGAAAGGTTTTTGATGGAATAAGACCAACCGAAGGCAGACTTGGGCAACTGTTTAAGTGCCCAATGTGTATGGGCTTTCACGTCGGCTGGTTTTTAATGCTACTTTCTCCGTTCACGGAACTATTTAGTTTTGAGGTTTCTATAACTAATTATTTCTTACTTGGTTGGTTATCATCAGGAACATCTTATGTATTAAACATGGTATTTGGAGACAATGGAGTTAAATATGAGCACAAACACGCAAATCCAGACAACTGCCACTTGGACAAACAAGTGGATGCTTCAGCCAGTGAGACGCTGTTGTAAGGGGAGTTAGCTATGGGTCAGAAGTTATTAAGAGAGTATTTTGCTTTATGCGATGGCGGAGTTTGTCAAGACCTCTTGACTGAGGATGAAAAGCGTTATGTTGCTGACGGCGGCATGATCCTTTCTGGTATTATGCAAATGACCGAAACTCAAAACGGAAACGGTAGGGTTTATCAGCACAGCACGATGGTACGTGAAGTCCAAAACTACCAAAAACTTGTAAAAGAAAACAGAGCACTTGGCGAACTTGATCACCCAGACGACTCAGTTATTAACTTGAGAAACTGCTCCCACATGGTCACAGAAATATGGATGGAAGGCAAGAACGTAATGGGTAAAATTAAAGTTCTTGATACGCCATCTGGAAAGATTTTGAAAGAACTTGTTAATGGTGGTGTTACTGTGGGCGTTTCATCTCGCGGTATGGGATCCGTTAGAGAAGAGAAAGGCAGAACAATTGTTGAAGACGACTTCCAATTGATATGCTTTGATATGGTTTCTGAACCATCAACCCCCGGCGCATTTATGATGAAAGAAGCCAAGGACTACCAAAATAAAGTTTTCACAAAAGCAGATAAAATCAATAGATTGTTAAACGAGGTTTTAAATGAAGAAAAGTGATTTAAAGAATATCATTAAACCACTTGTTAAAGAATGTATACACGAAGTCCTTTTGGAAGAAGGGCTTTTGTCGAATGTGGTTTCCGAGGTCGCCAAAGGGCTGAACTCTAACGTTGTAGTAGAACAAAAACAACGAGCACCCCAACCAGCGCCAAAAGCAGCCCCAACACAAGATCTCGCAGAACACCGCAGAAAATTAATGAATGCAATAAATAAAGATGCTTATAATGGTATCGACATCTTTGAAGGCACAACGCCTATAAAAGAAGCAGCTTCAACACCCGGTACCCCAGACCTTGGTGCTCCTGATGATGCTGGTGTAGATATAAGTTCCATCATTGGGACTTCTTCAAAAATCTGGGAAAGATTAAAGCAGGACTGAAATGAAAAAAGGATCACAAGTCGTCGTAACACCGAGACACCCAAAAGAAAACAACGAAAGATTAATTAGAAGATTCTTAAAGAAAGTTAAAAAAGAAAGAATCGTAGAAGAAGTAAGAGAAAGAAGAAGATATAAGAAGCCTTCTGTAAAGAAGAAAGAAAAACAAGAACGCGCTCAACGTGCCCGGTTCAGAGAAGAACAAAAACGTGTTCGTGCTCAACAAAGACGCACTAGAAAAAATAAATGACTATTTATATTGTAAATCAAAATTTTGAAGGAGTTTTATAATGGGAAGTTGGAATACAGAACCGGGCTTAAGTCATGTCGGTGCTTATCAAGTCAGCGGACAGCCTTATGCTACAGGAAGCATTAATTGCAAACTGGATGCACGACCTATAACAGATTGTGTGATAGATTTTCCATACGTCGCTCGTTGGGTTAAAATCATCAACAAAGACACAGTTAACGATTGCACAGTAGCTTTTTCTATCGCGGGTACCCAAGGGTCAGGAAACTATTTTACAGTAGCAAAAGCTGATGTCGATGCCAATGGCGCCACGGGTGATAGCGGCGTTTTGGAACTCAAAGTATCTAGAATAGTGATATCTGGATCAACTAACGTAGATGTTGTTGCAGGCTTAACAAATATTGGATCTTCGCGCACTGCAACCGACGATGGTCCAAGCTGGTCAGGGTCAGCAGGAGTAGGCTAGCCCGATGGCTAACTTTGGCTGGGCATATGTAAACTGTTCCGGCTCCGGTGGCGGTGGCGGAGGCGGAGAAGGTTCTGAAGGACCAATTTATTCCGTACAATTTATGACGGCATCGGGCACAGGTGTGTCCAGCGGTTCTCTTGACTTTACGTATAACTACACCACTAATACGGCGGTCTTATCGGGTAACTTGATAGTCACCGGCACAGTCAGCGCCAGTGTTTTTCAATATCGAGATATAACAATTATCGACGCCACAGGCTCAACATTCTTTGGCGACACGATAGATGATATTCACTCGCGTACAGGAAGTTTGGAGATCTGGTCAGGCACAACAGCCATCTTATCAGCCAGTAGTTATTCGCAACAAACTTTTGTTAAAGGCTTCGGCGGTAACTACACAAATGTAACAAGCAGCCACCACACTGCGTCTACTTCAGATCACGTACTTGGTATAAATGCTGTTGTAACTCCGCCAGCAAATGTATATGTTACCATACCAAGTCCTGCTGACTTTTCTGCTGGAGCGATATTGGTTATTAAAGATGAAGTAACGACCGCCCGCGGACTTTCAAACATTACGTTAACTCGCTCTGTGGACGATACATATACATTTGATGGTGATCCAACTTATATCTTAACAGGTACAATGCCTGCAATTAGTTTGTATTCAAATGGAAGCAATTGGTTTGTCTTCTAATTATTAAAGGAGACGACAAATGGCTTACAACAATCTATCTGGCACAGTCTTACAGCCAAACCATTTCCTCCCCAGACAGGATCATAATGGAAACGTTATTGTTCCAATTGTTTCCGGCAATTTATCGACTTCTGATGGCGCAAACATCATCAATGTGCCTCGCGTTTATAACGCAACAAATAACTCGCTTTTAACTAACGTTAATGGTGATGCAAATACAATAACGTGCGAAACCAACCTTACGTTTGACGGTGATACATTAAATGTTGTAGGCGATATTAGTGCTAGCATCGGTATATCTGCATCCGTATATTATGGAGACGGAAGCAATTTAACTAATATTAGAGCCGATAATGTTGCTGCTGAAGGACCAGCACACTCTATTCAGTATCATGATTATGTTGATGGGGACTTCACTGGCTCAGCAAACTTGCTGTTTAGTTCTTCAAACTTATATTTGACTGGTAACTTGGAGATGTTTGGAACAGGAACAGTAGAAGGAGATCTGATACCAGCACAAGCAGATATTTATAACCTTGGTTCACCATCAAATCCTTGGGGATCGTTATATATTTCAAGCAGCACAATCCACTTTGGAACAGATAGACTAAGCGTCCGTGATGGTCATTTGCAATATGGCTCAGGCACTTTAGAGCAGGGTATGCAAATTGGTCATATGCACTTAGTAAACAAAGGCATCCATATGGATAATGGTTTTCAGCTTGACTTAAATGCTGCTTGTATCAAGATACACGGTGGCGTAGTTTACAATAGAAGTCTTGTATCTGGAAACTATTCTTTAAGCGCACAAGACTATTATCTTGGCGTTGATACATCACAAAACCCTGTGTCTTTGACGCTACCAAGCGCCAGTCTTTTGGAGACTGGTCAAACGTTTGTTGTAAAAGATGAAGGCGGATCCGCGAACACAAATAACATAACAATTCAAGTATCAGATTCAGATTTAATTGACGGTCAAAATTCAGTTATTTTAGAGTCACCTTTCGCATCGATCCAGCTTTATTGTAACGGCACCGATAAATTCTTTATCTGCTAAAAATTTAAGACCCAAAACATACTACTTAATAGTGATGCATGGCTTCCGTGCATCGAATTTGGATAAGTTTACTTATCCGCCTAAACCATAAAAAACTATAAATGGAGGGTTTTTAAAATGGCTTATAAATTTCAATTAGGACCTGCCGTCATGAGCGGCTCCCTTACTCAAGAGGGTGGTCTTATTATTAAAGATGACGATGGTTCAATTCGTCTCACTGTAGATCGCGACAATGGCGCGCTCTCTGGCTCCGGTAACTTGCAAATTGGCGGTACCGTTAAGCTCGATGGTGTTGCTGATGCTGCTATCGACGTACAGTCCGACAGCCTTTACTTCCTTGATGCCGATGGCCTCATGAAGAAAGAAGCAGTTGGCGACCTTATGGCTGCTGTTGCAGGCAACGGTCTTAGCGAAAGCGCCGATCAACTTCAAGTTAACGTTGATGATTCTTCAATCGAGATCAGCGCCGACACACTTCAAGTCAAGGCTCTCGGTATTACCGATGCTATGCTTGCTGGCTCTATCTCTGACGCTAAGCTTGCTCAAGACTACGTTCAAGTTGGTGAGTTCACCGGTTCGTTCGCTGATGTTCTTGCAACTCACGACACTGATGATCTTGCTGAAGGTTCTAGCAACCTTTACTACACCGACGCTCGCGCTCGCGCTGCTATCAGCGAGGATGCTGACATCCTTAGCTACAACAGCAGCACTGGTGTTCTTAGCGTAGTTGGTGCTGCAATGTCTGGTTCTACTCTCGACATCGTTGGCGATGCTTCGGCTGCTGCTGCTGTCCGTTCGCACTTCTCTGGTGGTGAGATGATCGACATCTCTTCTGGTGTTGTTTCTATCGACGGTGCTGAGTTCTCTGGCTCTTGGGATGCCGTCCTCGCAACCAAAGACACTGACGATCTTTCTGAGGGTTCTAGCAACCTTTACTTCACCGACGCTCGCGCCCGTCAAGCTATTAGCGTGACTGATGCTGGTGGTGATGGCTCCCTTGCATACGATAACTCCACAGGCGTTATCACTTACACAGGTCCATCCGCTGCTGAAGTTCGTGCTCACTTCTCCGCAGGTGAGATGATCAGCATTGCTTCGGGTGAGATTGCAGTCGATGCTGCTGTCTTCTCTGCTTCTGCTGATGTTCGTTGGGATGCTAAGATGGCTGCTGCCGACACTGGTGATCTTGCTGAAGGTTCTAACCTTTACTTCACCGATGCCCGCGCTCGTCAAGCTATCAGTGTTACTGACGCTGGCGGTGACGGATCGTTGGCTTACGACAACAGCACAGGTGTTTTAACTTACACTGGACCAAGTGCTGCTGAAGTGCGTGCCCACTTCTCTGGTGGCGAGATGATCACCATCACTGATGGCGAAGTTGCAATCGACGCTGCTTTGTTCTCGGCTTCTGCTGATGTCCGCTGGGACGCTAAGATGGCTGCTGCTGATACTGGCGATCTTGCTGAAGGCTCTAACCTTTACTACACTGACGCTCGCGTCCACAACGCTCTTACCATGGAAGCTGCTCGTTTCATCACTTATGATGGTAGCGGTAACTTCGCAATGGACGAGGCTCTCTTCAGTGGTTCTGCTCGCGGTCTCCTTTCGGGCGGTGAGATGGTTGACTACGCTTCGGCAACTGGTGAGATCAGCATCAGCGCTGTCGCATTCTCTGGTTCATGGGACGACGTTCTTGCAACCAAGGACACTGGCGATCTTACTGAAGGTTCCAACCTTTACTTCACTGATGCACGTGCTCGCGCTGCTATCTCTGTAACTGACTCTGGTGGCGACGGCTCTCTCTCATACGACAACTCAACTGGTGTGATCACTTACACTGGTCCTTCGGCTGCTGAGGTCCGCGCACACTTCACCGCTGGTGACGGTCTTGCTGTCGCTGATGGTGACTTCAGTGTGAACGTTGACGACTCGTCTATCGAGATCAACGCTGATACTCTTCGTATCAAGGCTGACGGTGTTACAGGCGCTATGCTTGCTCCTGCTGTCGCTGGTGTTGGTCTTGCTCAAGACGGTTCTGGTAACCTCGATGTTGACCTCAACGAGTTGACCGCTGCTACTGTTGATGTGGCTGCTGATAGCATTGCTATCGTGGACGCTGACGACAGCAACGCTTCTCGCAAGGAAAGCATCGCTGACCTTGTGGCTGCAATGGCTGGTTCCGGTCTTTCCGCAACCAACGGCGTTCTCTCGACAGAGGCTGGCGTAACCCAGTCGTTCGCTGATGCTAACGCAACTCTTGTTGAGGGTATGAACTTCGGTACTGTTACTCTCTCTGCTGATCGTACCCTTACTCTTCCATCTGCACCTTCTAACGGTGACGTGGTTCGTGTTAAGGCTCCAGCATCCCTCGGTGGTAACGATCTTATCGTTGCTGTTGACGGCGGCACTTCGCACCTCATTGATGGTCAAGCAAGTGTTGTACTTGAGTCCGATGGCGCTGCTATCGCTATGCAGTACGTTGGTAACAACGTCTGGATCGTCTTCTAAGATTGCTTACAATCTAGAAGATTGTCTTATTTACTGGATGCCCTCCTTGTGGGGGCATCCTTTTTTTTGACTATTTATATCTGTGACTAATATCAAGACTTTGGATCTGCACGGAGAATATCATCGAGACGTTGAAAACAAAGTTGTAAACTTTATTTTAATGAACGACGCTCCTCTGAAGATCATAACAGGTGACTCCGAGATGATGCGAGAGATCGTATTCGGCATACTAGACGAACACGGGTTTGAATATCACCCGGAGTTCCATACTAATTACGGCGCATTTATTATCAGAGATAAAACGAATTTATAACCTATTTATAGACGAGAGGAAATAAAATGGCTTACAATGTTCTCAAGGGAATAGTTGAAGGCTCCGTGGATCAATACGGAGATCAAGAAATAGATGGCGTAAAAGTCTTCAAAAATACAATAAGCGCAAGTGTGTTTTATGATACAGATGCACAAAGTCCTTGTGCAACAATGAAAGATGTGGCAATTAAAAACATTGTTGGTGGAAGCAAGGGTGCCTTACTTACGTTTGAAGACGAAAACACAGCAAGGGCAAGCGACAAACTCACTTTTGATGGTGAGACATTAAAAACAAACACCATTCACGCAGAAGAGTTTCATGGCTCAGCAGCAAACCTCGTCGATATTCCAGCAGATAAAATTACAGGCAAAGTTCATGCTGACTCTATTCGCATTGGAAGTGGACTACATTCTGTACACGGAAACGTACAAGTTAACTGCGGTGCAGGTATACTCGCTGAAGAGGATGGATTATCAATTGACTTATCTACAAACGGCGGTTTAACGGTTAAAGGCTCAAAGTTAGCAATTGACTTAGAGAATATGGACAAAATAAACATCAGCGGTCAAAACTTAAGTGATAATGATCTGCTGTTAGTGTCGGACATATCTCACAAAAACACAACAAGCACAACACTTTTGAATTTCTATGAAAGTTATGTATCACACAAAATACACCAAGCTGCCGGCGGCATTGGGGACGTGCAAATAAAAGACAAACGAGGCTTTACGGCAACTTCAAAACTCTCATATGACTTAGCATCTGATACTTTAAAGGTTGATGGAAAGGTTGACGCTAGCTCTTTCAAAGTAAACAAGTCGCTTTATTGTAATGGCGCTGTTTATAATAACATAAAGACAATTGCTAGCAGAATTTATGAAGCGCAAAGTGAAGACTATACGTTACTGTGTGACACGAACAGCAGCCCAGTTACTGTGATGCTGCCTCCTGCGCGTAACAATGCCGGAAGAATTATCAACGTTAAGATGACCACCAGTGGCGAGTCAAAGAAAGGTACATACCCAGTAGTTTTAAAAGCCGTAGAGGGTGCAATAGACTTGACAGATGAAATGATTATAAAAACAAACCACTCGTCCCGCTCTCTTCAGTCCGATGGAGTGGCTTGGTGGGTTATAAGCTCAAAAGGCAAATAAATAAAAGGAAGTAATAAATGGCATATAATAATCAGAAAGGTTCCCAGCATACCGGAGATATCCAGTACGAGGGTGACCCAAACGACGTTCAGATAGACTTTGAAAACGATTTTGTAGCAATCAAAACAAATGGTCAACAAAGATTTATTGTTTCTGGTTCTGCGATTACGTCGTCAGTGAATATTGTCCCAAGTGTTACACTAACTAATGATCTTGGGTCTGTAGACTTAGAATGGAGCAGATTATATGTCGAAGAGGTAGTTGGTGATGTTGAGGGTGCCATTCGTTTTGACGCTGTTAATGACGAAGGTGATTCAATATCGAGAGGTCAAGTAGTTTATATTAAAGGTGTAGCGGGACAAACACCAACAGTGGCTCTTGCAGCAGCGGACGACGCCACCAAAATGCCTGCTTTTGGTCTTGCTGGCTCCAACGCAGCACAAGGCGCTTCTGTTCAAGTTGTCACTTTTGGGTCGATTGGAAACCTGAATTTAAGCACATTATTTCCTGGCGAAACATTTGCCGAAGGAGATCCTGTGTTTGTTCAAACGGGCTCAGGTGGCGTTTCTGGATCCTTGACAACAACTCGACCAACTGGTTCAAATAATTTATTACAAAATATTGGTCAGGTTGTTCGCAATGGTGGAGGTGGCGATAACCAAATTAAAGTTGGCGGTGCTGGTAGATCTAACGCAACCCCAAACTTAGATAAAGGCTACTTGTTTGTCGGAAATGATAGTGATTGTTCTGTGCAAGACAACACAATATACGTTTCGTCGTCTGCAAATAGAGTTGGTATTAATACCATTCCGCTTGACTCAACACTCGAAGTTAACGGAACCACAGCCGTAAGCGGTAACGTCAATATTCGATTGAACAACCAGTTCTTCCAAGGCTACTCAACCACCAACTCTAACGTATCGTTAATTGGAGTTCACTCTGATGACGTTATTCACGTTGGTAACTTGGGATACGATATTAGTTTAAGAGACGATACATTTGTTCAAGGAAACATTTCCGGTTCTGGAACAGCACAGTTTGTCGGAGCAACAATACTAGGAAACGATCTTACAGTTTCAGGCTCAACAATAATGGAGTCCTTAACGGCAAATGGTATCACAAACGTAGGTGCTTACTCTGGATCGAGCACTCTACACGTTGATGGTAATGCAACAATTGGCTCCGACGTTCTTGCTAGCGGATCGATAAGCGCATCTGTTGGCTTATCCGCAGGAACATTTATCAGCAGTTCTCTTGGTATTCACGTCACAGGATCTCAACCGCATATAGCAATTGGCGACAAATTTGGCTACGGTGCATTAGATGGTATGCTTGCTATCAGACCTTCGGATACAAGTAATAAGACACTTGCTCTAATGCAAGCAGCAGACGCCGATGGTGGTCGCATTGCTCTCGGTGTTTCTGGTTCTGGTCAAATTACAGTTGGTGGTGCAGCATTCGACGGTGTTGCGAACTTTGTCGGAACAGACATTGAAAAACTTATCCACGCTCAGTCAGACAGCCACAACCCTGTATTCCAAGTCAGTGGTTCTGGAGAGGTTATAATAGGCTCAAACACACCAACGCTAATATTGAACGACGGCGCAACACCCGCAGCTAGTATTGGTGTTAATACTAGTGACAATGTCATTATTGAAAATTTTGTGTTAAATAAAAGCATAGTTTTCAAAACAAACGACGGCGGAGCATCAAAAGAAGCTATACGTATTACAGGCTTATCTACACTGCCCGGTAGCATTAATCCAGAAGTTGTTATCAATGAGGGCTCCGATTCTTTAATGGACTTCCGTGTTGAGAGCGATAACAATACACATATGTTATATGTTAGCGGAGCAGCAGATAGAGTAGGTATTAATACTAGCGCACCAACACATACGCTTGCGGTTTCAGGCTCTACATCAATATCAGGCAGCTTAACTGTCACGGGCTCTGTAAGAGGCAGTATTCTTGAGTATACAACCCATGGGTTTGTTGATAGTGGTGGTGCACCACACACAGGCTTTATACCATTCTATGATCTTACTGAAGTAGACACCCCAACTGCTGACTATAGGCACCAAATGATTGCGCCTTTTAATGGAACTCTTAAGAAAATATTTCTTAGAAGCAGCAATGACCAATCCGGAGGCACCTCAAGTTTAACTCTTTATGTTGCAGTTGATGGACAAGATGCAGTTGACGATGGTTCTATTGTTGAAGTATCAAGCTTGACCGGTCCAGTCGCGTCAACAACCACCACCTTCCCGTTTACTGGCTCAGCATTATTTGCTGCCGGCGATGTTATTGGTATCCGCTACGAACTCTTTAATACTCCGGGTCGTGTAAACATTACTTGTGTATGGGAATTTGATCAAGAATAACTTAGGCTGCAAAAAATGGACTTTTGTGAGCGTGAATACTATTTATTTTGAATTATTGTCGAAATAAGGAGAGAATTCATGTCTAGTTTACTTGGTGAGGCTATTGTCGATGCTAAGGCACTTCGCGAAAGCGCACTTAAAAATGCTGAAAGCACAATTATTGAAAAGTATTCTGACGAGGTCAAAAAGACCCTCGAAGCACTTTTAGAGCAAGAAGAAGATCTTGCTGCCGGTCTAGACGCCGCGCCCACCGAAACTCCCGACTTAGGTTTGGGCGAAGAAGAAGCAGCACCAGCAGACACCGAAGTAACCGAAGACGAAGTTCCTCTCGCTGCAACCGACGACTTCTCACAGAACGAAGGCGACAACCTCTCCGACTTGCCTAACTCTGGTGAAGAAGTTGAACTTAACATCGACCTTGGCGCCCTCCAAGAGTCAATTGAGCAATTAGCCAAGACTCTTGAAGAGGATGAGGAAGTTGAGATCGACCTTAACGAGGAAGGCGCTAAGCCAGACTATCTCGACTTAGACAAAGATGGCGACAAGGAAGAGCCCATGAAGAAGGCAGCCAAAGACGCCAAAGAAATGAAAGAAGAAATGGACGTGGATGTTGAAGACGACGCCGCAAAAGCAGAAGCGGACGATGAGCAAATGGACGACTTGGAAGAAGAAGTTGATGCCGATGCTCTCGTTGATGCTATTATGGAAAAGCTCACCGCTGATATGGGCTTTGACCTTTCCGGTTGGGCAGGTCGTCCTACGTCACAATTAAAAGACGAACAAGAAATGGAGTTAGCCGCCGAGGCATCTGATGATACACTCGAAGAAGACGACGACTCCGAAGAAGATTTAAACGAATCATTAACTGAACTTGAAGATGAGAACAATTCATTGAAAGCGCAGTTGGATAAATATAAGCAAGTTGTTGAAGAGATCAAGGAGAACCTTTATGAGGTTAACCTCTCTAACGCTCGCTTACTTTATACGAACCGAGTATTGAGAAATACCTCCTTAAATGAGCGACAAAAAGATAAAATTGTCGATGCTATTTCTAGCGCCGGTTCTGTAGCAGAAGCAAAGACTATCTTTGAAACGCTTCAAAGCGCAGTGGAGGCTAAGCCTAAGCACAGCCCACAATCACTTAGCGAGGCGATCGGTCATAAAGCTTCTGTTATTCGTGCTACTCGTAAAGAGGCAGCACAACCACAAGATGCATTCTCAGATAGAATGCGTCGATTAGCTGGAATAAAATCATAATTTATAAAAAAAAGGAGGTGATTAAATGTCTAGTATTATCGAAAGGTTGACTGAAGGTGTAGTCAACCGTGATATGCGCGCCGAAGGCTCCGCTCTTCTTTCCAAGTGGGAGAAGACAGGTCTTCTTGAAGGTCTCGACTCGGATTCGACTCGTGGCTCGATGGCTCGCTTGCTTGAAAACCAAGCAAAGGAACTTCTTCGTGAGAGTTCCACCATGGCCGGTGGCGATGTTGAGGGCTTTGCAGCCGTCGCATTCCCCATTGTGCGCCGTGTTTTCGCAGGCTTGATCGCAAACGATCTTGTTTCTGTTCAACCAATGAGTCTCCCAAGTGGTCTCATTTTCTTCCTTGACTTCACTGTTTCTTCTAACGGTGCAGGTCTCCCCCGTCTTGGATACGGTACCGATGGTTCCGAGGATTCCGTGTACGGTGGTGGTCGCATTGCATCGCAAATCACAGGCGGTGTGGTCATCAGTGGAGCCGATGCCGAGGAAGGTCCGTATAACCTTAACAACGGTTATGCTTCGCCAACCGGTTCTGTTTCTCTTGCTCTTACGTTCGTTACAGCAAGTATTTACAGTGCTTCTGCTGGTGAGCTTCCCAAGCTTGTTCAACACGATCCTGAGCTTGAGGCGCAATCTGGTATTGCAACTGTTGCTGTTGCGACCTTCACCGTTAGCGACTTGACTGGCTTCAACGAAGATGACTTCGTTGCAGTTACTCTTCAAGATGCTTCTGGTTCTAACGCAGGTCTTAACACAACCAGTTCCGCTGGTGGTGGACAGCGTGGTGTTCAACTTCGTCGTCTCACCCGTCTCAGTGGTTCTAGCCAAACCACCGGTCTTATGGTCCTTGCATCATACGATGGTTCGGCAACTGCTGCTCAACTTCAAGGTATCATTACTGCATCCGCAGCCCACACCACCACCTTCCCGCAGAAGGATGACTTCATCGCCGGCGGTGCTCTTGGTTCTGTCGTTGGTGATGATCCATGGGGTCTTGAGAACAACCAAAACATCCCTGAGATCGACATCAAGGTGGACAGCGTTGCTGTTACCGCAGTCACCAAGAAGCTCAAGGCTAAGTGGACACCGGAGTTAGGTCAAGACCTTAACGCCTACCACAACCTTGATGCGGAGGTCGAGCTTACTTCGATCCTTTCTGAGCAAATTGCTCTTGAGATCGACCGTGAGATCCTTGAAGACCTCGTTAAGGGTGCAACTGCTGGTACCAAGTACTGGTCACGTTCTCCGGGCTTGTTCGTTAACCGCGACACGGGTGCTGAGATTGGTGCATCTGCTAAGGCTCCGGACTTCACCGGTACCGTTAGCGAGTGGTACGAGACTCTCGTTGAGACCATCAACGATGTTTCTGCTCAAATTCACCGCAAGACTCTTCGTGGTGGTGCTAACTTCATCGTCTGCGGACCTGAAGTTGCTAACATCCTTGAGTTCACCGCTGGTTTCCGTGCTTCCGTCACTGCTGACGACGAGCGTGGTTCCATCGGCGCGATGAAGGTTGGTGCGCTTACTAAGAAGTTCGATGTTTACGTCGATCCTTACTTCTTGCGTAACGTGGTTCTCGTTGGTCGCCGCGGAACTTCTTTCCTTGAAAGCGGTTACGTGTACGCTCCATACGTCCCACTGCAAACCACTCCTACGATCTTCGGACCTGAAGACTTCGTACCCCGTAAGGGCGTCATGACTCGCTACGCTAAGAAGATGGTGCGTCCTGACATGTACGGTCTTGTTATCGTCCGCGGTCTCATCGGAGAGAGCGGCGCTTAATAGCCACTAAACTCATATAAGAAGCTCCCTTGTTTCGGCAAGGGGGCTTTTTTATTTTTTGAGACATCCTCACACTTTTGTTGTACGGCAAACTACTTATTAATGCCTTTATTATATAGGAGAACTTATTATGGGTAAGAAATGGAAACGCATCTTATTGCAAAGAAGAAACGCAGCACCCGCCGCCGCTGAAGCACCGGCTCCTGCTGCTGTTGAAAAGGCTCCAGAGCCAGTTGCTGTAGAAGAAGCCGTCGAAGAAGCCCCCGAGCCAGAAGCTGAAGTTGTCGAGAACAAGATGAAGCCTGCTAAAGCTAAGAAATCATCAAGACGCAGCAAGTAACATAGGAGAATCGGTGAGTGCCAACGAATTTAAGTCCAAAATCAACTCAGAGCGCGATCGTACTAACGTCTACTGGATCAGCCGACGCTGTTAGTGCTGCGTGCCCGTTCGGCATATACACTGCTTCCGCAAACTTCTTAAGTGGCGCATCAGACCAAGTTGCTTATGTTTATAAGAAGCTTGGTGGCGATGTTGTCGATATTGAACTTACTCCGTCAAATGTATATGCTGCTTATGAAGAAGCTGTGTTGGAGTACTCATATATCATTAACTTGCACCAAAGCAAGAATGTAATATCGACTGCACTTGGGAACACAACAGGAACTTTTGATCACGATGGTGTGTTGTTGACTGGTCCTGTTAGTGGTAACTTGCGTTACCCAAGGTTTCAATCTTCATACGCTAATAAAGTTGGCGATGGTATGGCGGCTATGGCTGGAGTCGGAGGAACTATCCCGCAGTACTCGGCTTCCTTTAAGCCGACAGCAAAGAGACAAGACTATGATCTACAAGAGATCATTAATAGCGCCTCGGCTGCCGGCGTGGATGACCAGGGTCGTTCAGTTCCATTTTCTGGTAAAGTGGACGGCAAGAGAGTTATAATAACAAAAGTATATTATAAGACTCCAAGAGCTATGTGGAGATTCTTTGGTTACTATGGTGGTATCGGTGTTGTGGGTAATATGACCACATACGGTCAATTTTCTGATGACTCAACATTCGAACTGATACCAACGTGGCAAAACAAGCTTCAAGCAATTATGTATGAAGACAACATCTATACACGCACATCTCATTATTCTTATGAGATCATAAACAACAATTTAAGACTGTATCCAGAGCCCGGTCACTGGGACTTCACGTCAGTGGATAGCATGTGGGTCAGGTTCTATGTACAGGATATGGATGTTTTTACACCCAACTCTGAATACGAGGATGGTGTAGACGGTGTTAACAATATAAACACATTGCCTTTTGATAACATTCCATATGAGAACATCAATGCTATCGGTAAACAGTGGATCAGAAAGTATTGTCTCGCGCTCTGCAAAGAAATGCTTGGTCAGATCCGAGGCAAGTTTACAACTATCCCGATCCCCGGAGAGTCAGTCACACTGAACCACTCCGATCTTTTATCGCAAGCAAAGGACGAGCAGCAACAACTAAAAGATAAGTTAATGGATATGTTGAAGGAGACTGAATACAAAGAACTCGCCAAGTACGACGCAGAAACAGCAGACGCAGCGCAGAACTTATTTAAGAACTCTCCTTTACCAATTTTCGTGGGGTAATATAAATGTCAAATGAATGGAACAGACCAGAGCAGCCGCCCCCACCGCTCTTCTTAGGAAAGAAAGAGCGAGATCTAGTAAAGCAGGTTAACGATGAACTTATTGAAAAGGTTATCGGACAACAGATCCTTTACTACTCTATTGATATGGAAACAACAAACTTCCACGAACTCTACGGAGAAGCAATAGAGAAAACATATCTCCCACCAGTTAGAGTTTATGCTTTGGTTAAGTTTGATGAAGAAGCGACATCGTATCTTCAAGATGTGGGCGTGGACAAAGAATACGCTATTACAGTATACTTCCACAGAAGAAGACTCACAGAAGATCAGGATGTCTTTGTCCGCGAGGGAGACTTTGTTTTATATGGTAAAACATATTACGAGATAGTTAAGTTATCGGAAGACAGAAAACTGTTCGGTCAAGTTGATCATACATTTGAAGTCGTTGCGATCTGCAAGCGAGCAAGAAGAGGACTATTCGATGCTACCTGATAACTTTGACTTTGCACAGTTGCCCCCAGAGGCAACAGATGTTACATTAAAAGAAATAGGAATGCTTTCCTCAACCATAGAGACAATTGATATGGCGCTAATGTCGTGGGTCAAAGAGGATCTTGACTTATCCGCAAAAACAAACGCTGGCTACGAGAGAGTTCCAGTTTTATGGCAAGCACCAGAACGCGCATTCCAAATAAAAAATGAAAAGTCCTTACGAGACGAAAGAGGCAGTTTAGTTCTTCCGCTTATTAGCGTTGAAAGAGCGAACATTATCAAAGATCCCGATCGCAAAGGATCGTTCCAAGCGCACACCTTTTCGCAAGATCACAAAGGCAGAAGCGGTAGAATGGTTATTGCGAGAAGAGTAAAACAAGATAAAACTCGTAACTTTGCCGTCGCTGCTGGAACAAGAACCAATACCGAGGGAACACTACAACAGCATTTCCCGAGAGTCAACAAAAGAGTGGTTATCCAAAGTTTGTCCATTCCTATCCCTGTCTATGTTAATGTAGAATACAAGATAACAATTAAAACTGAATACCAAGAACAAATGAACCAGTTGATGCAGCCCTTTATGACGAGAACAGGACAAATAAATTCTTTCCTTATGAGAAGGAATGGGCACATATATGAGTCATTCATTGACCAAACGTTCACCCACAATAACAATGCATCAAACCTCGCAGAGGATATGAGGATGTTCGAAACAGCAATTAATATACGTGTTTTAGGTTATCTAATTGGCGAGGGAGATAATGATGATCGACCCATAGTAAAGGTCGATGAGAGTGTTGTAGAGGTAACTTTCCCCAGAGAGTCCGCAGTAATTCCTGGTCAGCCGTCGTTTTTGGAAGATTAATTCAGGAACTAAACTTTAATTTATATTGTTCGTTCATCCTTTTGAAATGCAAAACACTATTTAGGTAATGATTGTTACGTCTTTCAAGACAAATAAATACAAGAGGATTGTCTAATCATGTCAGTAAAGAAATTTAAATTTGTTTCCCCCGGAGTTTTCATCAACGAGATTGATAACTCTTTTATCCCGAGAAGACCCGATGTCATTGGACCCACGGTTATCGGTCGTGCTACCAGCGGTTTAGCTATGCAGCCGATCAAGGTTGAGGCTTACTCTGATTTCGTTAGCATGTTTGGAGACACTGTCCCAGGTCAAGCAGGCGGAGACGTCTACCGTGACGGTCAGGATATCCAATCCCCCATCTACGGTACCTACGCAGCAAAAGGCTTCTTGAACGCTGGTGTAGCACCTCTTACTTATGTTAGAACACTTGGTCATCAGCACCCAGACGCAACAGGTTTCAGTGCTGGTGCGGGTCAAGCACAAGCTGGCTGGCGTACCGATAACTTGATAGGCGCTGCTGGTGGTGGTGCTTTCGGTTTATTCGTTATGGCTTCTGCAAGTTTAGATTCAACTGGCTCCATCGACGTTACCCGAACCGCTAACACTGCCTCATTGGCTGCGGTTTGGTATTTGGACTCTGGTATGATGATGCTTTCTGGAAACGCAATTGGCTCTGGATCTTCTGCTGACCGTGTTAACTACAAGGCAATCGGAACTGTTATCGAATCAGATAGCAATGGTCTCTTCAAGGCAGTTTGGAGCAGCGGAGACACTGGTACCGAAAGAGTATACGACTTCAACTTAGACGATAACAGCCAAAACTTTATTCGCAGAGTGTTTAACACGAACCCTCAATTAGCACCGAGCGGTAACTTCTACCCAGAGGCATCTGAATTATCATACTGGCTTGGTGAGTCATACGAACAAGAAATTAGAGATTCAGTTAGTAACGTGTCTTCTGCAATGTTTGGAGTTATCCTTCCGATCCACCTTAGTAGTTCAACAGATACCTCTCCAGCAAACCGATACGGCTCCACTGCACAAGCCCGCGAAGCAGTCGCTGGCTGGTTCATTAGCCAAGATACTGGTGTTGCTGGTGACTTCAACGTTGTTAGCAAGACCACAAAGTTATTCCGACTTATTGGTCGTGGACACGGTGCTTGGTTGAACAACAATGTTAAGATTTCTATCTCTAACATTCGCTACTCAAACAACAGCACAACTGACTATGGTTCATTCTCGGTTCTTGTTCGCTCTATCTCTGATACAGATGGCGCACAACAAATCCTTGAGAGATTCGATAACTGTAACCTTGATCCATCATCTGCTAACTATATTGGTCGCAAGATTGGTGATCAATACACTGCTTGGGTTGAGAGCGAGAGAAGACTTAAGACTTACGGTGAGTACCCGAACCAGTCCAAGTACATCTATGTTGATGTTGCCGCAGACGTTGCTGCTGGTGCTTCTGGTATGGAGACTCTTCTTCCGTTCGGTTACTATGGTCCTCCGAAGTATAAGGATGTTGGCGAGGTGCTGGTATCTGATGAGGGAATTCACGGATTCGCGACCAACCCGGTTGGCTCAGATGTATTTATGCGAATCCTCACCGGTTCCGATCAGGGAGTCTTCAGCAACATCGATGAAACAACCAACATTGCATTATCTGGCGCACTTACAGGTTCGACGATCGCGCTTAAACTGACTTATCCAGAAGTTCGACTTCGCAACTCTGCTTCTGATGGTGGTATCTCTGACCCACGTAACGCATTCTTCGGAATGGATGTCGGCAGAACAGCAGACTCTACCAGATACGATAGAAGTGTCCCCGGTGTTCATTCTATGCTTTCAAACCAGTTTGCTGATAAGGCAGATCCGACCGCAGCTACATATGGTGGACTTGATTCCTTCGCATACGTCTTCACCTTAGATAATGTTGTTGATGCTAATGCTGGTGTTGGAGATCCGACAATGTTCTACCGCTCTGGTTCGAGAGCCGATGCAACATCATACACGGCACTCTCCGGAAAGACCTACAAGGATCTTATTGATGCCGGATTCAACAACTTCACCGCGCCGCTGTGGGGTGGATTTGACGGCTTCAACATTAAACTTCCCGATCCTCTCTACAACGATGGTATGAGCAGCGGTACAGAAAAGACGAGCGCCGCTTACTACACTATTAAGAGAGCAATCGATACCGTAGCAGATCCAGAGGTTGTAGAAACCAACCTTCTTGCAATGCCCGGACTTACCAATACATCTCTTACTCAGCATATGATCAACGTGTGCGAAGAAAGAGCGGACGCCCTCGCAGTTATCGACCTCCCCGATGTGTACTTACCAGCGGCAGAAGGCAACTACAGCACTAGGAGCACGAAGGCATCTCGTATTGCTACCACTCCAACGGCGGCAGCAACTGCGCTTAGAGACAGAAGAATTAACTCTTCTTACGGCTGCACCTTCTACCCTTGGGTACAAACAAGAGATGAAAGAACCGGTGCTGCTGTCTGGCTTCCACCAAGTGCCGCAATGCTCGGTGTGCTAGCTAGCTCAGAAAGAAAAGCACAGCTTTGGTTTGCACCTGCGGGCTTTAACAGAGGCGGACTCTCCGATGGCGCTGCTGGTATTCCAATTAGTTCTGTTACTGAGAAGCTCACCTCTAAGCAAAGAGATCTTCTTTACGAAGCCAACATCAACCCGATCGCCTCTTTCCCATCAACCGGAATTGTGGTCTTCGGTCAGAAAACCCTCCAAGAAAGTCAATCTGCACTTGATAGAATCAATGTGAGAAGACTGGTTATCTACCTCAAGAAGGAAATCTCCAGAATCTCTACACAAATTCTCTTTGAGCAGAATGTCCAAACTACATGGAACCGCTTCATCGGTCTTGTTGAACCGTTCCTTGCAAATGTTAAGAGTAACTTCGGTATCTCTGACTACAAGTTGATTCTTGATGAGTCAACAACAACCCCCGATCTTATTGATCAAAACATCATGTATGCGAAAATCATGGTGAAGCCAGCACGTGCGATCGAATACATTGCGATCGACTTCGTGATTGCCTCTACCGGCGCATCATTTGATGACTAAAAATAATCTGAATACTATTTAAAATTGAATATAGGAGCCAATTAAAATGCCATTCTGGTCAGACAACTTTGCCGAAAACACCGAACTCAAAGATCCTAAGCGTCAGTTTAGGTTCAAGGTAGAATTCACAGGAATTAGTGCGCCACAAGGAGGTTCTCTTCTCTGGTATGCTAAGTCAGTGAACAAGCCGTCCTTTTCTGTTGCTACATCGGAGCACCAATACTTGAACCACACGTTCTACTATCCTGGTACCGTGACTTGGGATCCGATTAGTATGACTCTTGTTGATCCCCGTGATCCCGACATGTCCGCTACACTTTCAGATATTGTTAACCTTTCTGGCTACAACCCTCCTTCTAACCCGAACTCACTCGGTACTATGTCGAAGGCAAAATCAGCAGGCGCTCTCGGTGCAGTTTACATCTCACAAATTGATGGCGACGGTAACGAGATTGAGAAGTGGACTCTTTGGAACGCTTTCATTACAACCGTGAAGTATGGCGACATGGCTTATGGAAATGATGACTTGGTTGAGATGACCCTTGAGATCAGATACGACTGGGCACGACTTCAAACCCCCGGTGGTCCTTCACGCGCTACCGCTGGTGATGGTCAAAGCACATTTTTCCAATCATAGTACAACACAACATTTAAACATGCTATAATAGTCTCACACAATATTTCAAAAGAGGTGTATATTGTCAAGAAATAGTGATAGGTTGGGCTCGCAGTTTACTTCAGACACTGCCGAGCCACAACAATTAGCTCAAAACACAGAGAGTGGTGACTTTTCGTTCATCATTCCAACGGAGATCGTGGATCTACCTTCAAGAGGTGCCTTCTACCCAGTAGGGCATCCCTTGCACGGCAGAGACTCAATCGAAATTAAGCAAATGACCGCAAAAGAAGAGGATATGCTGACTTCTAGGTCATTGCTTAGAAAGGGAGTTGCTTTGGACAGAGTTCTTAGCAGCATTATTACCGATAAAAGCATCAACGCTGATAGCTTATTGGTCGGTGATAGAAACGCGCTCATTATTGCAGCGCGTATTTCAGCATATGGCAACGACTACAACACAAAAGTCACGTGTCCTTCTTGCGCAACAGCACAAGAGTACAGTTTTGACTTAAACAAAGCCAGTGTTTACTCCGGAGACGACTTAGCCGATGAAGGAATAGACACAACCCCCACAGGCAACGGAACATTTGTTACTCGTCTCCCCCGAACAGGTCTAGAAATTACATTCAAGATCATGACGGGAGCAGATGAGAAGTTTCTTCTTGAAGGTATCGAACTTGATCGCAAGAACAAGCGAACACACGAGAAGAACGTTACAAGACAACTTGTTAATATGATTGTAGCAGTTAACGGAAATACAACATCAGAGGCAGTCAACTATGTTGTACAAAACATTCCATCAGTAGACGTGCGTCACCTTCGTAATGCGTATAAGGCAGCTAGCCCTAACGTTGATTTAACTCAACACTTTGAATGTTCAGAGTGTGATTACGAAAGTGAATTGGAGGTGCCACTTACGGCAGACTTTTTTTGGCCTAACACCTGATTATATGGAGAACGTATATGAGCAGTTCTTCTTCTTAAAATACTCAGGAGGCTGGTCATTATCGGAAGCATATAACCTACCTATAGGTCTGCGTAAGTGGTTTGTTGAGAGGCTAGTAAAACAACTAGAAGCAGAAAAAGAAGCAATAGAAAATGCCTCTAAGAGCAAAGGCGGAAGAAACTCGCAATCATACACATTGTCTGATAGCAATCAACCGCAAATGCCACAAACATTTAGCAAAAAATATGGACAAGGGTAAAACCTTGTCTTTTTTTGTGGCTACTATTTATTGAGTAAGGAACTTTTTCGTGGCTATCAATAGAGCAGATTTAGAAGCAATTAAAGCAGCTATCATTGGCGCTATTAATAGTGCTGCTGGCGCTTCCGGAACGGGTGCTACCACTGGAGACGCCGAATCTATCGACAGATTAAATAAGTACCTCGCTGGCCTTAAGGAAACATCAGATGCCCTCGAACGCCAAGAGCAAGTGGCCAACGCAATGGCTGACTCTGAAAAAAAATTGGCTGAGCAAAGAAGAATAGGCATAGATCAAGCAAAAAATGAAATAGAAATAGCACAAATCACACTTCAAATTAATCAGAAAAATAATTTGTACACTGCCGCTCAAGAGGAAGCAGTAAAAAAGTTAATAGCAAAAAAACAAAAATATATTGAAGAGACTGAAAAAGCAATAAAAGCAGACGAAGAAAAAATAGCCTCAACCGAATCGCTCACTAACACAATGAAAGGACTCGTGCAAGTCTATGAAACACACAGTCTGGTAAATACACAAAATATTGTTAGTATGGTTAAGCAAGTAAGGCAACTTGGCTTTCAAAAAGCAGCGATAGGCGCCCTAAAGGGTGTCGCACTTGGTCTTATAGATACAATGATTAGCCTAGCATTCAAGACCGATGAAGCAGCAAAGTCCTTTATGGCTTCAACTGGCGCTTCCGAAGAAATGGCTAAGGCGATTAGCGGCGATATTCAATCAATGGCTTTCTATGGTGTGCAAGTAGATGAAGTCTATAAAGCACACACTGCACTTCGCGGCGAGATGTCCGAGTTTTCTCTTATGTCTCAACAAAACCAGCGCGACATTGCGAATACAGGCGCTTTGCTGGAGAAGCAGGGTGTTAGCCTATCTGATTACGCAAAAGCCACTCAACTTGGAGTAAAGGCGTTTGGATTGAGCGGTGCAGAAGCCGCAGCAGTTAGTAGAGACTTAAACTCCCTAGCAATGCAAATTGGAGTAACTCCACAACAGATGGCTCAAGATTTTGTTACCGCTGGAGATGAAGTGGCTGCATTTGGTGCTTCTGGTGTGGATGCCTTTAAAGATCTGGCTGTTGTCTCAAAGACAACCGGCTTGCAAATAGAAAAACTAATAGCAATTTCAGACGGTTTTGATACTTTTGAGGACGCCGCCACCTCCGCAGGTAGACTTAACGCTGCGCTAGGCGGTAACTTTGTTAATGCTATGGATCTTATGATGGCGAAAGAGCCAGCCAAGCGCTTTGAGATGATCCGTGATGCTGTGTTGAGAACAGGTAAGACATTTGACGATATGGATTACTTTGAAAAGAAATTCTATGTTAACGCTATCGAAGGTATTGAAAGTACCGCTGATCTCGCGCTTTTAATGTCTGGGAACTTTGATACACTAGCAGGAGCAACAGAGAAATCATCAGATGAGATTCTTGCTCTTCAAGAACGAACAAAATCAATTCAAAATATTCAAGAGCGCTTTAAGTCTCTACTTGCTAGCATGATACCGGTTGTTACGCCTCTTATTGATGTTTTCGAAGGCTTAGTAAAACAACTGGAAGGAAATGAAGAGGCGATACAACGGTTTGGTAAGGGTATTGTTAATGTTACAAAATTTGTTGTTTTTTTGATACCGCATTTAGATAAGATATTATATGGTTTTATCGCACTTACAGTTCTTAAGGGTGCCGGTGCTCTTGGTATGTGGGTAGCACAACTTGTTGTTCTCGGAAAAGGCGCACCAATTGCATCCACAGGCATGTCCAAACTAGTCGGACCAACGCTCGCATTTGGTGCGGCTATTGGTATGGCTGCTGCCGGAATTGGTTTTGCTGCAAATGGTTTAGCAAACTTGGCTGAAGCCTTTTCGTCATTGAGTGCGGAGCAGATCTCTGGACTTAATGAAGCAATTAACGCACTAATGCGCACGATGCTGATCTTCGGCGTCGCCCTTGTAGGACTCGCTGTTGCTGGTAAGGCTGCCTTTGCCCCAATGTTAGGTCTTGGTGCTGCTATATTATTGATTGGTGGTGGTATAGGCGTAGCAGCCGCTGGTATCGGATATATGGGAGAGGGTCTTGCATCGATGTTTAGCGCAATGAACGCCGAGAATACAGCACTCTTTACAGGTTTCGTTAGCACACTTGTGCTTGGTTCTGCTGGCTTTGCAGCAGCGGGTCTTGGTTTGGCTGCAATGGCTTCTGGAATATCTTCTGTTGCTAGCGCGCTGAATGAGATTAATACAGATACCATTAAAGAGTTATCAAAAATGGGTGGTGTAGATGTAGGAGTCACATCCGATGGAGTTGCTACTAATATTCAGACTATTATGGACGCCATCAACGGCGTCGATACATTGAAACTTGGAGCAGCAGCCGTAATGGTCACCGCTGCTGCCGCCAACAATAATGCAACAACAGCGCCAGCACCACAAATGGCGGCACAAAACCAAAAAGATACAAATATTGATGTTAAAGTATATATTGACGGCAAGCAAATGGCTAGCGAGGCGGTTGTGGCGGTCGATAACGAATTTAAAAGAAGAATACAAGGAAAGGGCACGACCGTCATAATCTGAGAAAGGAAAATATAGTAAATGTCTCAAGGAATATTTAAACAGCAAAATTACAAAAACATTACGCTAGGATCGCAATTGGATGACGGCCCTGACGCTGGTCATCTTAGTCCGGCAACCACCGATGGTCTTGCTAATCAGGCAGAGGCTGTGCTGTCGTTTTTTCATGTTCCATCCGAGACCGACGTATTTTTCAAAGCCTTTATCACAACATTTAGTGAAAACTATTCTTCAGACTGGACTCCTGATACTGTATTTGGTAGAACTGACCCAATTTATACTTTTAAGAACACAACAAGAAATATAACCTTGGGTTGGAAGATTCCTGCTGATACAATTGGCGAAGCATATGAGAACTTAGGAAGAGTTCAAAAACTCGCCCAGTTCCTTTATCCCAACTATGCTGATCTCGGCAGTAACATTAATACGCTCTCTCAAAGTCCGCTTGTAAGATTGAAGTTAATGAATTTGGTGTCGTCTGGAACATCATCCGAGTACCGCGACTATGGCTCCGCTGGTCTCTTATTTGATAAATACGTTTCGGCAAACAATCCCTCACAAGGCTTGCTTGGTGTGATTACAAGTGTGAACATTAATCACAATCTCGAAAATGCCGCCGCTGGCGTTATCCAAACAGCACCAAACACAATTTTACCAAAGTTGATTGAGGTTAGCATAGATTTTAAAGTTATTCACGAATCTGTTTTGGGATGGGGGCCGTTTGAAGACCTCGAAGCCGAAGAACAGTTTAGCTATTTCAAAGATAACTCGTTTCCTTACAATGCGCCTTTGGAAATAGAAAAATCTCAGTTTCCTATCGGAGGATACGATGCAAAAATTGCAGATCGTCAAGCCAAAGAACGAGGTCGAGAAGCCGCCGAGCAAGACAGAGCAAATGCAGTAGCCCGCGGATACAATGGAATGTTTGGGAAAAAAAGGTTTGAAAAAGATATTAAAAGAGCGGAACGGCTCAATAGAAAAAAGGATGCCGGCGAAACACTTTCAGACCGTCAGCAAAATAAACTTGATTATTTGGAAAGTGCTATCGAGGGATATGTCGCTGCCGAGGGTGATCTCTCCAGTTATATAGATTAAAGAGAACAAAACAATGTCCAGATACAATACACATAGAAAATTATTAAACAGCAGCGAGTACTATCAGCCCCTCAGAAAAAGCAGAAACAAAGAAAAGGGTCTTACTCACTACGAGACCCCTGTTTTGTATCATCCAAGCGTGGTAGATCGCGCTAATATCGCAACAACAACACACGTTTGGACTGCTGCGGATAGGTATTATAATCTGGCTGCTCGATATTATGGAGATCCAAAGTTATGGTGGATTATCGCGTGGTATAATGGACGCCCAACAGAAGGCGACATCTCTCCAGGTGACTTAATAACGATTCCTTTAAGTGCTCAGGAAATAATACAATTGCTAGGAGTTGGTTGATAGATGGCTGATATTTTTGAACAACTTGGTATTCCTGGCTTTGATAAAGAAAACTTCCCTGAGTCAGGAGCATACATTGAAGAAAACGGCTCCAAAGTAATTGAAAATATCGATAAAGCCACCGATTTATTTCTTGGTGCTAATGCGACGATGTCCTCGATAGGGGTGGGCAACAGTGAGAATTTTAATACCAGCATGGTGGCCGGTGGAGTTTCTGAAAGTGTTTCTCCGATAATTAGTAAAGGAGCCAGTGACGAAGGCGTTGCAATTAACGACGAAACTGTTAGAGTAATAACTGAAGTTTTGGAGCCTTTAAAACAGGAAAATCCCGATGCTGCTGCGATATATAATGATATTATAAAGCAACTAGAAGAAGCCAATGGCGCTGCACAGAAGGCTATTCTTGAATATCATACAATACAAGCAAAAATACAAGAGGAGGCAGACAAGAAAGTAGGGACCCAAGAAAACATAGGATTAGTAACCCGTGTCGCTTCCGCCGCCGCAGGTGCGATCTTTGGACCAGCCTTCGGTGGATTAGTTAGGGCTGGTTTAGCAGGAGTAAGAGCCACGGCAGATGCCCGCGCTCGCCGGTCAGCAGAAGCAGCAGAACAAGCAGCCGCAGCCATCGCAGCAGCCCTTGCCCCAAACGAAAATTATCTAAATCTTTCATTTAGAGAACAGTGCTATATCCAAAAGAATGTATACAGTTTAATAGAAATAAGAAACTCTTCCACTTTTCCCAAAAGAACCATACTTCCATATGTTGGAGACAATAAAAAGAACTGCTCCATAATGTGCGGCGGAGATCCTTATGCGTTTATGAATCGTTTAACGCAGCCAACGTCAGTTTCGGGCATGTTTGATATTCCGGGTTATATATTATCAAGTTTGCAGCCAACAGTCAGGCTTTACAAAGTGATAATGGATGAAGAAGGAAAAACACAAGACGAAATAGAAATAACATTTCCCGGCACCACCACACAAGACGAAATTAAAAAAGCATTTATGAACAAAAACGCTCGTGGCTACGGTATTGGTTTAAAGAGTTTTGAGTGGACGCTTGAAGGTAGCGATCCATTTGCGGCAAAGAGAATGATATCAGCAAGGTTATCTATACATGCGACAACCTTCTCTGAAATTTTAAAAGATCGACGTACCCCTGGAGGGACTTTCAAATATGCCGACTTGGCGTTGAGGACAGGTACAACAAAAGATAAAAAAGAAAACGATCCGGCTGAGTGTTTTACAGATTCTGCTGATGTTTCTTATGATGGCTCTTATGATGTTAATTTTAGACTTAAAGCAGTCGTTGGCTATGCAATTCCCGATAATCTGAATATATCAAGAAAACTTTCGGAAACCGAAAGAACAAAATATCAAAAAGCAGTTTCAGCGTGTTATTCTTCATATGATTTGATTCCGACCATTCATGAGTTTAGTTTTGAAGACGATGGTAGAGTGCTTTTAAACATAGACTATCAGGCATACATCCAAGATTATTTTGACGCATCATATTTCGATATATTCTCCGACGATAATAAAATCACTAGAGATATTTTTAAAAACAAAATTGAGAAAAAGATAAAGTCGGCACGTAGAAAAGAGGCAAATCAAAAACCATCCGAAGAGCAAGAAGATGCAAACGCAATTAGAAAACTAAAAACTGATAATATGAAGATTTTGCTTACAAAACTCTTCAAAGCAGATAAAGTTTATTACTACAATATTCCTTACGAGGAACTAAACACAGCAATGTCCAATGCTTATATGCCTCCCTTTTATAATTCAGAAAATGTTATTTTAAATGAAGAGTCGGTTAGAAACGAATTAGCAGCACTACAAAATAAATTAGGAACAGAAACAAGACCCGAAGCACAACAAGATATAAAAAGAAAAATAGATGATATTGAAAAACAACTAGACCAAGACTCAGACATCTCATCTACAGCCAACAAGGCAATCAGTTCGGCAACACACAGACAAGTCACAATGTTCTTTTTATATGATTTAATAGATATAATATTGGAAGGTATAGATTCTTCTTTTCCGGCGTATGAGCAGGTATTAAACAAACTTGGGGAAGAATATAAAAAAGAATCAGATGAAAGAATAATAAAGTTAGAAAAAGAAAACTTAAAAAGAGCAATTGAGAACTTTAAAAAATTGAGAGTCTTGCTTGGTCCAATAGAAATTAGAAATCCTGCTAACAACAACGAATACACACACGTTTCTATAGGCGAGATTCCGATATCTGTAAAATACTTTTCCGAGTGGATGGCTGATAAGATGCTCACCAAAGATAGAAGAAGTTATAACTTGGCTAGTTTTATAGACGCATTCATTAAAAATTACGTCTCGGTCTTTTTAAACGACAAAACATGCGGCGGCGTAAAAACAACACAACCAGTCCAGTTCCACAGCACAACAGTGGTATCATACGGAGATCCTAAATCTGATAATGACGAAATATCTGAACTTATCAAAAAGCAAAATGAAAACGCACCAGCAGACAAAGTCATTGATATGTGGTGTTCTTCGGCTAGGAGCAATGTGCGAGATCCAGACTCTACGCACGATTCCATTTTAAACGTTCAGGGAGATCGTGCCTTCGCACTTTCCGGAAACGGTGGGCATGCAAAACAAAAAAATTGGATGGTTTATTATGCTGGTAGAAGTTCGCCAACTAACACCATGACTGCCGATAGAGGCGATGATCAAGTGGCTGGTATTAACCACTATGTTCTTGGGCAATCATCAGGAATTGTAAAAAACATCAAATTAGAGAAAACATCCACACCAATGTTGAAAGAAATGAGATATGAACAAGAAGGGTATGATGGACTAATGCAGTTGAGAGAGATTTATAATGCTAACATCGATATGTTCTTGTATCCAAGTGTTTATCCAGGCACGATCATATTTGTCGATCCTAGAGGCTTTGCACCAGATCTGGGCACTGGAGAATACGAAACCAAGCACGACGACTATGATAAAAATCAATCGATTGATAGGTTTGAGATTACTCGTTATGGTGTAGGCGGCTATTACATGGTAACCAAAGCGTCTCATAGAATAGCCGAAGGCGAAAGAACAACACAACTACAGTGCATTTGGCTAAATGGTATTATGAAGTCTCCACGTCCGCCGGATGGCGAAAAGCTAGAAGATCAAACAAGTCAGTCCTCAATGCGAAAATGTGGCGCCACTGAGCAAACTAACTCTGTGTGCAAATTAGTGCTAGAAGCGCGCGCTCAAATAGATCAGGTCGGACAACAGCAAACATAAGGAATTAAATAATGTCTACTTTTTATAAAAGAAGCAATAACGAAAGCACCATAGAACTTTTTGATAAAAGATTGATTTATGAAAGTGATATGGTCAGTGCCGAGTACACTAATTTAATAAACTTTTTGTTTGCCGAAAAATACCTCTATGGTCGCGTCAGTCGAAACTATACGCCGATTGAAATAAATTTAAATGCAACCTCGCTTAAGAATCTAGCAGTTACAAACAAAGCAGATGCGAATGGCTTCCAAGCAATGGATTTTGTTGCAGATGCATTTAACGATTTAAATGCACAATTTAGAAACAAAGTTATGTCGGGACAGATTTCAGCAAATGACCAGTATTTGACTACTTTGGAAGCCAATAAAGCATACGAAAGCCCAAGAAAACAGTACAGTGATTATTTTAGAAGTATCAAAAATTTTATAATTGATATTTTCACGGATCGAGAACTCAATTTTAAAAATTTTCAAGAATTTATAACTCATTTTGAGGCAATATTAGAAGATGTGATGAATATCGGACCTATTTCATACCCAGCCTTCATAAAAAGCCGCCGATGCACGATGGAAGCCACAGGTTTGGTAATAAATATTGCATCTTTGGACTATAGTAACGATGAGCAAAAGATTGAAAAATTCAAAAACAGCCCAAACTGGGAGTTTTACCTAAATGCTTGTAGGAGTTATGGTTTTTTGGTGGACGCCAACAATCCCTGGCGCCTTGTAGCCGATCTTGGGTCACCGGAGATGATTCAATACGCTAGAAGATATGGTAGATTAAGTACTGATGTTGTTTTGGCGTTTAATTATATGCCGGCGCACATTACATTTTATGAAAATTTTGCTAATTTATTTCTTGCAATGTATAATGAAATAAAAAACGAATATGTGGAAAAAGAATACTGCCAAAATGGAAACGTAATATCAAGAATCGTAACTCCTGTAAATTACACCATGGAAACGCTTATGGAAACTTTCAGCAAAGCAGACTTTTTGAAATTATATATGAAGATTAGGCTTATGGAAGAAAAAGAAGTCAATCTCAACGAAATGCAAAAAGAAAATCTGCAAAGGGACTGTAGCCAGATGTTCAATAACGCCCCCGAAAGCAAAGTGATCGCCGTTTTTGAAAAACTGATAGCCGAGACGTACAATAACAGCGGTTCCTTGACAGACTTGATCTATCGTGTTAAAGTATCAGAACAAGAGAGGGTAAATGTACTTTCAAACACTTGATGACAAAACAGAATGTGTCGGAGTATATAAAGACGGAAGGCTATACTTCCAAGATATCCCAGACGGGCTTGATCGCACTTGGCGCCCCGGCGGCTTTATTTCTGACGACAACATCGACTACGCTTGGCTTATTTGCAACGGCCAGTCGCTCGGAGAAGTATGCCCAGAACATCTGCAAAAGGAATATGAAGGCTCCAGACGCAAGATGTCGGCATTTTACAAGTCATTTCAGATCGCCAAGATCGACTTCAACGAGCACTGCATTTTTGACCTTATTCCGCAAGACTCGCTGATCCAGTTTTGCGAGATCAAAAACAAGATCACTCAACACGTGTTTGAAACATACGAAAAGCCAGAAAACTATGAGTTTATGTGCGATATAGCAAAACTCACACAAAAACTTAGGCACCAGAAGCTGAATATTGATATATCTAACAGCAAGTCGCTGTTTACGCGGACAATGAACAGAAACGAGTTGCAGAGAATTTTAAGTGTCGGCAGTTACATAGACTACAACATCTACGGCACAGTCACGGGACGCTTGACGACCAACAAGGACTCTTTCCCAATATTGACGATGAAGAAAGACCTCCGAAAGATCGTCCATCCCCACAACGACTGGTTTTTGTCCTTAGACTACAACGGAGCAGAAGTTAGAACGCTGTTGGCTTTGTCTGGTGAAACCCAGCCACAACTTGATGTTCATGACTGGAACTGTCATCATCTATTTGAAGCAGGAACCAGCAGAGAAGAAGCAAAAACAAGGTTCTTCGCTTGGCTTTATGATCCGATCTCCATTGATATCAAGACGGGTGTGTATGATAAGGATGGCGTCCTTAAAAAGTATTATGATGGAGAAGCCGTCAAGACGCCCCTCGGTAGGGAGATAAAAGTAGAGCAGAGAAAAGCACTAAATTATTTAATTCAAAGCACGACATCTGATATAGTCTTGGAAAGAGCAGTAACAATAGATAAACTTCTTAGTGGTAAGAAGAGTTTCATATCTCATATCGTTCATGACGAGTTGGTCATCGACTTATCAGACGAAGACAGAGAAATGATACCAGAGATCAAGGAAGTATTTGCTCAAAACAAACTCGACAAGTTTATGGTTAATTTAAAGGCTGGAAAGAACTACTACGAGTTAGAGGATCTGAACGTATGATTTCAATAGTTGGGATCGGTAACGCTGGGTCTGCTATTGCTAGTAGGTTTGACTCTCTGCCTCAATACGATACGTATAAGTTGGGCAGCAGCCTAGAAGGCACAGAAAAGAACGAATACAAGCTAGAGACTTACGGAACACCAGAAGAATACGAAAACAACGTCCCGAACTTAAAAACTTTTTTCAAGAAAATAAAAGATCGGGTTCAAGTCTTTGTCGTAGGTTCATCTATGAGTTCTATCTACTCTCTCGGCATCCTTGAACAAATAAAAGATAAGGAGTTGGATGTATTTTACATCAAGCCTGATATTGAGTTGTTAACGGGTGTTCCAAGGCTTGTAGAAAACGCCACATACGGCATTCTGCAAGAATACGCACGTTCCGGCTTGTTTCGCTCTCTCACTATAATTTCAAACGAAATGATCGAGAGAGTCCTTGAAAATATAAACCTTAAAAACTACTATGATATGCTAAACGAGACGATCTTCTCAAGCGTGCATTATCTCAACTACTTTGAGCACACAGAGCCTCATGTCGGCAATGTTTCAAGACCACAGGAAATCAACAAGATACGATCTGTTTCAATTTTGAGTATGAAGAAACTTGAAGAAAAATGGCTTTTTGACCTTGACGCGGAGAGAGAATTATGTTATTATATGTGTATAAATGAAGAAAGATTAGAAAAGGAAAAAGGATTGCATAAGAAGTTGGTAGACATTTTGAAAACTAAGCCTCGGAATGCTTACCGCAAGATTTCGTATGCAATCTACGAGACACACTTACCAGACTTTGGGTTCTGCGTTGCCCATACTAACGCAATACAAAATCAACAAAATACTCTTGACAGGCTAGAACAAGAGTGATACATTAGATGCTGTGGAACGCACTGCATACTTTAAACAATAGGAGAAAAAAGTAATGTCAATCAATATGGAACTAATGAGAAAGAAACTTGCCACACTTCGTGGTGAGGGAGCCGACAAGGGCGATTCGGTGTGGTTTAAGCCCGATGAGGGAGACACCGACATCCGCATTGTACCGACTTCAGATGGAGATCCGCTTAAGGAGATGTTCTTCCACTATAACGTGGGCGAGCACAAGGGCGGCATTCTTTGTCCCAAGCGCAACTTTGGCGAGAACTGCCCAATTTGCGAGTTTGCCTCTTCGGTCTGGAAGGACGCGACGGAGAACAACGACGACGCTAGCAAGCAACTTGCGAAGTCTCTGTTTGTCCGAGCACGTTACTTCTCACCAGTACTCGTTCGTGGACGAGAGGAAGAGGGAGTAAAGATTTATGGATACGGCAAGAAGGCTTACGAGTTGCTTCTTGGATATATCCTCGACCCCGAATATGGGGACATCACAGATGCCAGTGAGGGTACTGACATCACGCTGACTTACACTAAGCCCACCACACCGGGCGCATACCCTCAAACTAACATGAAGATGAGGCGAAACACGTCCCCATTGCTCGAAGATACGGAAGCGATCCCTGCCCTCCTCGATCGTATGCCTGACTTCGGATCTCTCTTTGAGCGCCACACTCCACAAGAGATCGACAGTATTCTCGATGAGCAACTTTCAGGCACCCAAAGTGCCGAATCCCGTTCTCGCGAAACTGTAGCATATGGAAATGCCACTAGTGACGTAGATAAAGCCTTCGACGAACTGATGAACGGAAAGTAAGCCATTTAGTTTGAGATACCGATAGCAGAGCGGGTTAATACTCTGCTTAATTTTACTAATCAAAAAGGAGTAATACTATGGATTGGTTGAAATCACAATGGTCTTCATGGAAGGTCAGGGTAACATTTGTCGGAGGCGCTCTCGTCATTGCGACCGCATACGGCACCTGTGAAGTTGATCCAGCAGCAGTATCTACGGATACCACCGAGACTGCTACAGAAGCAACAACCACGACCACCACCGAATCTGTGGAGGTTTCTGCTACCACTACAACGGAGACAGAAACCACTAGTGCTGAGGGAGAGACCGCCGGCACAACAGAGAGTGAGACAACTACAGAGTAGTAAAAGCCGCTGGCAGACCGGTGTAAAGTCTGCCGCATTTTTTAGGGCATAATGAAAACACCACTGCGACATATGAAGCCTTTATTTATGTGGGCCGGGGGCAAGACCCGGCTTATTAAAAAATACACAGAACAAAACACACTACCAGATGAGTTCGAACAATATGTAGAGCCGTTCTTAGGTGCTGGTGCTATGTTTATATGGGCTTATGAAAAGAACCCAAATGCATCATTTGTTCTCAATGACTCAAACGAAAGCATTATGGCCATATACGCCGCCATCAAGAAGGATGTAAATAAATTTACAGAACACTTAGACGGACTATCGGAGGCATACCTTCCTTTAAACAAAGAAAACAGGAAGTCTTTTTATTATGAACTCCGAAGACAGCACGCTTATGATTATGAAGGTTGGAGCAAAACACAAGAAGCCGCAACATTGTATTTCCTAATGAAAACAGGCTTTAACGGCATCTGGCAAATTAACCAAAACACCAACAACAGGTTTGGTACACCTTGCGGGCTATTAAACCAAAAAGATAGTGTATACGACAAAGACAATGTTTTGGAGTGGTCAAAAGCCCTCAAAAGATGCAAGTTAATGACGGGAGATTTCAGAGACACCATGAGCGCCATTAAAGATAACGCATATGTGTTCTTAGATCCCCCATACCGAGGCTCCTTCACTCAGTATGGTGTTGATTTTGATGATCATTTACAAGAAGCCGTAATTACGTTCTTAAATGATTTGACAGCCAAGGGAGCATACGTTATGATGTCTAATAGAGATGTGGGAGATAACTTCTTTGAGTCTCGTTGCGGCAACAACAAGATCGTCTATTTCGACGTTACTTACACGGCAGGTCGCAGGAAGAAGAACGCCGATGGAAGCCATAGCGCCAAAAAGGCTAGGGAAATTCTAATGATAGGAGAAAAGAATGGCTGCGAAAGCAAAAACAGACACTAAGCCCGGACGAGTGGCTATGCAAGATTTAATGAAACTTGTTAATAAAAAGGCAGGTAGAAATGTCGCACACGATCTAACAGG